TCAAAATGTCGTTCATGGACCTGGAGGTCAAGCGCATCAACGACTGGCTGCAAACCCTGGTCGCCGACGAAACTATCCCCGGCGGCAGCGTGTACCTGCACCCGGAGCTCAACAGTGTCGAGAAGTACAAGAACGGCACCTGGTTCATCGTCATCGACTACGGCCGCTATGCGCCGAATGAACACATGATTTACCAACTCAATGCCCGCGATGAAATCATCGAGCAGTTCCTGGAGGACGTTCTCTAATGTTTACCAACCGTGTAAGACAGGCCATTGCGGCCACCCTTCAAGGCCTGCCGTTGTCCGCTACCGTGGAGTCCTTCAGCCCGCCGAAAATCGAGTTCGAAATGGAACCCATGACCGGCGGCCGTTTCATTGCCGAAGAAATGGCCAAGAGCGGCAAGGTGCTGGGAGCGACTCTGGTGCTGCAAGGCGCGGGCCCGGAAATCATGCTGGCCCTGGGCTTGAAGCCGGGTGACGACATCCTGCTCAACGTGCGTGAAGCCGGTCAGGACCAAGACGGCAAGACCTTCTTCACCTACCACACCGTAGGTGGCAAGTTGAAGTCTTTGACCGAGGCGCCGCTGGCGATGAACACCAAGCCCACCACCACTCTGGAGCTGTCCTGCCGCACCTACAACCGTCTGGAAAACGGCATTCCGGTGATCGACATCGACGTGCGTACCCAGAAGTTCATGCTCAACGGTGTCGACATTCTCGGCGATGCGCGCCGCGCTGTGCTGATGCCTTAAGGGCTACCGTGACCTGAAGTGAGCACAGTCAATGTGGGAGCCGGGCTTGCCCGCGATGCAGGCGACTCGGTGTGCCTGGTGTACCGAGCTGATGCCATCGCAGGCAAGCCAGCTCCCACATCGACCGCGCTCAGCTTTAGATTTGCGCTGCTTTCAACAACGCTTAAACAAGGAATTGCCCCATGGCCTGGATGCCACCGCTGCACATTCTGCTGTCTCCGATCACCGCCGACACTGGCGCGACGATCCAGCAGATTCAACTCAAGCCGCTGTTCTACGCCGCGCAAAAAGCTGCGCTGGCCCGGGCCGGTGATGACGAGGACGACCAGTTTTTTGAACTGGCGAAACTCGCCACCGGCCTGTCGGAAAAAGAACTCGATCAGCTCAAGCGCCCGGACTACGTGAGCATTGCTCAGTACGTGCACGAAATGTCGACGCGCCCAGCGTCGTTCTTCCTCGGCGAACGCGATGAACCGTCGCAGCATGAACAGGTGCACCTGCTGCTGCCCCTCGATGCCGCCGGCCGCAGCCTGACCGCGCTGAGCCTGGAAATGCCTGCCCTGCGTGCTACCAAGGCCATGAAGAAACTCGCCACCAACAAAGAACGCGCCGAATTCATTACCGCTCATTGCACCGGCCTGATGATCCCCGACTTGGCCGGGCTGACCGTTCCTGACTGGACGGAACTGCAGGAGCGCATCGACGATTTTTTAAACAAACCGGCGGACTTCTTTCGGAGCGCGACATCGAAGTGATCCTCGATGTGGTGCCACTGATTTACTCGGTCAATGAGGCGGAGATCCTCGACTGGGACGCCGGAAAAGCATTGCGCCGCTACGACATCGCGATCACTCGCCTTGGCGTCAAACAGGAGTAGAGCGGTATGGCAGGCAATAACCATGCAAGCCCGTCAGCCATCGCCACGGAAGGCGAGCTGACGCTGGGCTCACGTGACACCGCAGTGGCGCAAGCCAGTATCAAACCCATTGCGTCAACACTCGCCGGGGCCTCGGGCGTGATGCCGGTAGAGGCCGCGAGTCTGGGGTTGGCCCTGGCGACTGCCAGCCTTGAGATCAATCTCCTGGCGGCGGGGCAGGATCGGCTGGTGAATACCCTCGAGCTGTTCAACGCCTCACTGCTCAAGATGATGGACGCCCGGCAAGTTGAAGCTGGCGAAGGCGCGGGAGCAGCAAAAGCTGCAGCCCCCGCTGAGGCGCGCAAACCCTCGCAGGCACTGGATGCCGCGATGACTGACCTGGATCAGTTGTTGATGTTTGTCGGCCGCCAGCGCAAACAACTGCGCGAAACCAACTTGGCCATGGCGTCGGAACCGATGGTAGCGGCGAGCGGTGCAAGCGCTGTGGAGCTGGCACAGGTCGAGTATGTGGCCGCCCGGTCCGGCATCGGCAGCGACCGCAAGGATGCCTCGGGCAATATCGACCGCGCGGCTCGTCAGGACGACCTGACCCAGTTTGCCCGCGACGCAGCCATCATGGCGACGGCCTTCAAGGTCGACGTCAAAAATGCCGGCGACATGATGGGCGGCTGGCGCGAGTCGATGAAAATCGACCGCGAGCAAACCCGGGACCTGGCTGACGCGACCAATGTGTTGGGCACCCACGTTTCGCTCAAGGCAGAAGCGGCGGATATCGGCGCTATTGTGCAGCGCGCAGGGGGGACGGCCACCGCTGCGGGCATGAGCCCCGAGCAGGCAGCGGCGCTTTCGGCGGCATTGCTCAGTGCCGGCAACAGCAAGAGCGCAGCCGGTGTCGGGCTGGAGAAAATCAGCAGCACCCTGGCCAAAGGCGACGGCGCTTCTGAAAGCCAGCGCAACGCGTGGGCGGCGCTCAAGCTTGATCCCACGTTGCTCGCTGGCGGGATGCAGCAGGATGCGCCCCAGACCCTGCTCACGGTGCTTGAAGCGCTCAAGGCGCAACCGGCTGAGAAACAAGCGGCGTTGGCCACTCAATTGTTCGATGGCAACCAGTCGATTCTGAGCCTGGTGCCCGCCATCGATACGGTAAAGCAGGCGTTTACGCTGGTGGCCGACAAGTCGGTGTACGCGACGTCGGCACTTGGCGAACAAGGCTCGGTCCTGCGTTCGGCAGCGGTTCGCGCAGATTCCACACAGGCACGTCGTCAAGCCTTCGAGGCCAGCACCACGCGTTTGGATACCGCCAAGGATGCCGCGCTGGCGCCGATCGTGGACACCTCGCTAACCGCGATGACCGGGCTGGTGACGGGCGTGGGCTGGTTGGCCGAGGCGCTGCCCAAGACCACGGCCGCTGTAACGCTGGCTGGCGCGGCGCTGGGGCCGGTGTTTTCTGGTGTGTTCGATGCGGTGAAGGACAAGGTGTTCGAGAAGGTTGCCGGCAAGATTCTCGGAGGCGGCGATACCACACCAGGCAAGGTGAGCGCGCCAGCCAGCCAGAACACACCCAAAGGTCGCGAAACGCCGCGCAGTGATCGCTCCGCAGACAAGCCTTCACGAACTGCGAGAGCCAGTAAGGTCGCGCGAAGAGGCTCCCTTGGCGTGGTGCTGGCGGGTGCTGGCATTGACCTTGTCCAGGGCGCGATGTCGGGGAACCTGGGTAAAGCCGTCGGCACCACGGTAGGGTCAATCGGCGGCGGCGTTGCCGGTGGCGTTGCTGGCGAATTTGCGGGCATGGCCGTTGGCCGCGCGCTCGGCACGCTCGGCGGGGCGGCGATCGGCTCGGTGGTGCCGGGGGCTGGTACAGTGCTGGGCGGGGTCATGGGCGGTGTCGCTGGCGGTGCCATCGGCAAAGTGGTCGGCGGCGCGCTGGGTACGTTTGCCGGCAGTGATATCGGCGCATGGCTGAGTGAAAAACTGATGGGCTCCGATGACCGTCTGCCATCACCTGGCGAGACCAGCAAAAACCTCAGTAGCGCTCAAGCCGACAACCGCCAAGTCAACTTCGCGCCGCAAATCACCATCAACGCACCCGAGCAGGCCAACCCACAACAACTGGCCGCGATCGTGGTGCAACAGATCGAGGCGCAATTCTCGCCGCTGTCGATGGACAGCCTGCTGGCGACGCGACGCGACTCGGCCCTGACCGATACAGGAGTGGTGTGATGCGACAACAAATGGCGTTGGGCCCGTTTATTTTCGGGCTGTCCCGTGGGTTCGCCTACGACACCCTGGACCGTTTGAGCAGTGGGGGTTGGGGCAGCCTGGATATCGTTTCCGGCAAACCCAAATCCACCCAAGTTGGCCAGGCGCTCGAAACGCTGTCATTCGGCGGCAAGGCTGCACGCGCGCTGGGCATGGCGCGGATGGACGAATTGCGTGCGCTGCAAGCCCAGCGTGTGCCGTTGCCGCTGGTCGATGGCGTAGGCCTGAACTGGGGGCTGTGGACCATCAAATCGGTGGACGAAAAACAGTCCTGTGTGATCGATGACGGCACGGCCATGGTGGTCAATTGGGTGTTGGTACTGGAGGAGTTCGTCAATGCGTAAGGTTCGAAGTATTGCCGGTGACTCGGTCAACCTGTTGCTCTATCGCGAGCTCGGTCGCTGTGATGATGCCGCCGAAGAGGTGCTGTGGCGCTTGAACCCGCAGTTGGCCGAACAGGGCGCGGTATTGCCGGCAGGCGTCAATGTGATTGTGCCTGAGCTGGATACCCAGCCCGTGGCCAGGCAGCCGGTTACGGCCTGGGATTAAGGAGCAACCATGACACTTGGATTTACACCCGTGGTGGAGATTTACGGTGCCAATGCCGCGCTCCTCAATGAGCGGCTATTGGAGTGGGAGCATACCGACATGGCCGGGTTTACGTCCGACCAGCTCAAGCTGACACTCGACATCGAGGGCCTTGAAGGGCTGCCCAGCCTGGGCGGGCGTATCGGCCTGCGCATCGGGTATCGGGAGTCGGGCCTGGTGGACAAGGGCCGCTTCAAAATCACCCAGCGCACACCGTCACTGTTCCCGCTGCGTCTGGTGCTGGTGGCGACGGCGGCGCCCTTTGATGAGCCCGAATTCAAGAAGCGACGCACCGCCAGTCACGGGCCGATCAGCCTGGGTGCGTTGTTTCGCCAATTGACCACGCGCTACGGTTTTTCACCGCGCGTGGCGCCTGATCTGGAAGGCGAGCATATCCCGCACATCGACCAGACCAATGAAAGTGACATGGCGTTTCTCACGCGTCTGGCCAATCGCTTCGATGCCGTGGCCAAGCCTGTCGACGAGCTGTATGTGCTGGGCCGCAAAGGGCAGACAAAATCGCTGTCGGGCAAGGTCTTGCCGGTCGTGCCGTTGTCGATCACCCGCGACAATCGTCCGGGTGATCGCGCGTTTATCACCGCCAGCTTTACCCAAACCAGCCGCGCTACTTACCTGGGCGCACAAACGTCCTGGTGGGACGCGGCAGCCGGTAAACAACGGGTGGTGCAGGTGGGCATCGCGCCGTTCAAGGTGGTGACGCAGCGTTACCAGAACGAGGCTGAAGCCAGAACCGCTGCCGAGGGCGAGATGCGCCGAGTGGGGCGCGAAGGGATGCAGGTCAATGTGATCTGCCCCGGAAACCCCTTGTTCGGCGCTGAAGGCCTGTTGCTGCTGGACGAGTCGTGGCCCGACTTCATGCGCGGCCGTTGGTCGATCAAGACGGTGACCTCCAGTGGCAAGCGCAGCGAGAGTTATCGATGCACGATCATGGCCAACGGTTTATCCGCGGCCGAGTGAGGACCCATGGCTATAACGCTTTCTCAACTGGTTCAAATCCTGCCCGGAGCCCGCCCTGTTGCGGGCCTTTTTTTGTCCGCATTGAACACTGCAATGTCCAGGTTCGGGATCGGCCAAACCAAGCGCATCGCTGCGTTCCTGGCTCAAATCGGTCACGAATCCGGCGAGCTGCGCTACGTGCGCGAACTGGGCAGCGACCAATACCTCAGCAAATACGACACCGGCATCTTGGCCGCACGCCTGGGCAACACCCCCGAAGCGGACGGCGATGGCCAGAAGTATCGGGGCAGGGGACTGATCCAGATTACGGGTCGGCGCAATTACCTGGCGTGCAGCCAGGCGCTGTTTGGCGACGATCGCCTGTTGCGCCAGCCCGAGTTGCTGGAGCAGCCGCAGTGGGCGTGTGAATCGGCGGCGTGGTTCTGGCAAAGCAACGGTTTGAATGAGCTGGCCGACAAGGACCAGTTCACCACCATCACCCGACGCATCAACGGTGGGTTGAACGGGCTGGAGCACCGTCTGCAATTGTGGGCCCGGGCGAAGGCGGTGTTGTGCGCTTCTTAGGCGGGTTACGGCTGATCGGCGTGTGCTTGCTGGTGGTTGCGGTTTGGCAGGTGCAGGCGTGGCGATATGGTTCGCAGCTTGAGCAGCAGGCGGATCTAAACGCTCAGGCGGCCTCGCTTCGACAGCAGGCAGAGCAGAAAAAACGGCTGGCGCTGGAGCAGCAACTCAGTGCCAGCGACCGACAACATGCCCAGGAATTGATTGATGCCCAGCGTAATCAAGCTGCTCTGCGCGACCGCCTGGCCACTGCTGATGTGCGGTTGTCAGTCCTTCTCGACGCCACCGACCGTACCCTCGGCTGCCCAATGTCAACCGCCGCCACCTCCGGCGGCGTGGTTCATGCAGCCCCGCGAGCCCGACTTGACCCTGCGCATGCTCAACGAATTATCGCCATCACCGACGACGGCGATAACGCCCTGATCGCCTTACGTGCCTGCCAAGCGTACGTGCGCGCCGTCGGGCGTTAGCATCTTGATCCAGTCTGTTGCTTGCGCGTGCGATTTGCTCCTGTAGGGTAGGCAAATCCCCCGCCTACTTCTGGAGTCGACCGTGAAGGAAATCACTCAACTGGCCGCTGAACTGGGTCGCCGTTTGCAGGTGCTCAATGCCCACGTCACTACCGCCGAGTCGTGCACCGGCGGCGGTATCGCCGAAGCGATCACGCGGATTCCGGGCAGTTCGGCCTGGTTTGAGGCGGGATATGTCACCTATTCCAACCGGCAGAAGACCCGGCAGTTGGGCGTACCGGAGAAACTGTTCGGCAAAGTCGGCGCTGTCAGCCAGGAAGTGGTGGAGGCGATGGTCCGCGGTGCACAGGAAAAAAGCCTGTCGCGCTTTGCCGTGGCGGTCAGTGGTGTCGCCGGGCCTGACGGCGGTTCGCCGGACAAACCGGTCGGCACCGTCTGGCTGGCGTTTGGGGTTGGCGAGGAGGTGACGGCCGAGCTTGCGCACTTTCCCGGCAACCGCGACGAGGTCCGCCGACAAACGGTAAAAGCCGCGCTTGAGGGCTTGTTGCGACGAGCTGCACTAGAAATAGAAAAACAGGGGTAGGCGATCTTCGATCTTTGTGGAACAATACTGTCTACTTATACAGGTGTTGGCCGTCAGGCCTTATTGATTACGTGAGGACTTTAATGGAC